GCCCCATAGTTAAATGGATATAACAAGTGCCTTCTAAGCACTGGTTAGGGGTTCGATTCCTCTTGGGGCTACTATGAAAAACGAAGCAGAAACTACTGAGCAGTTTTTAAGCATGTGCGAACTACTCCTAAACTCTTTGAGGATAAAGACTTAGAGCGAGCGGGGGCGGCCCGGCTTGACGTAACTCCTTTAGCATCAACGCCTTGCGTCAAAAATAATTTCTTCAAGAAAATGCCTTGACAGCACCGATAACCTAGTGTAGAATCAGTAGACACGCTAGGAGAAGAATGATGAAAACCGCAGACGGTAATGATAAGTTGGGTAAGGGTTGCATTGTGGTTTCGCGTCCGGTTGGCGATACTTGCCCAAGCGATTGCGATTATCTCGGAAACGGCTGTTATGCCGAAGGTACTGAACGGCAGTACAAAAACGCCCGTGTCGCTGGTTTTGCTAACGTAGTCACGGAGAAAAACAAAATCCGTGCCATGATTCTTGACGCAAAAAAGCGTGAGAAATCTATCCGCTGGCATGAGCGTGGCGATTGGTTTCTCAATGGTGAACTTGACACAGACTACGTTGATAATGTAACGTGGGCTTGCGAGAGTATTCTTGCTAGTGGTGATAGTCTGCCCGATATGTGGTTCTATACTCATATCTACGATAGTCGGCTTGTTGCTCTGGAAAAGTATATGGCAGTCTACGCTAGTATTCACGACGATAACGATATGAACGAGGCTAAGAATCAAGGCTTCAAGTTGTTTGCGTGGTGCGATAGCGATATGAAAATTGCCCCGAAGCGACCAAAGAACAAGGCTAAGGCCGACGCTTGGCGACAAGCGTTGCCCAAACTGGTTGTGCTGAACGGTGAGAAGTTTGTGACTTGTCCGGAAATTCGTCGCGGTCGTTCGGTTATCACTTGCACCGGCACGAAGGATAGTATAAGTTGTGATATGTGCGTAAAAGGATTAGCCAACGTATTATTTCCCTCCCATTGAGATTTTGGTGTATATACTAGTGGGCTTTAACTCACTAGGAGATATACACTATGAAACATACGAATATAAGCCAATATATAAGAGAAAATAGGGATGAGTTTAAACAGCATATTTTAAATAGAAAAACAGAAATAGAACTATCTAAAATATATGGTTGTTCTAATGCAACAATCATAGCGATGAAAAAAGAGTTAAAACTACAATCAAGAGATTTATTTAAAGAAAATAAGTTCAATCACAAATCTGATATAACGCACTGTAAAAGTTGTGGTAGAAAAAGCAAAAAAAATACTTGCTCTAAGTGTGTACAGAAAAGAACAAATATAGCCAAGAAAGAACTGTTGATTGAAAAAGCTGGTGGTAAGTGTGTTAAATGCGGATATAAAGAATGTATTGCCGCATTAGATTTTCACCATATTAATCCCAAGACTAAAGAAATAAATCTTAATACAAACTTAAATATAAATACTAAGTTAAAAGAAATTAAAAAATGTATTCTATTATGTTGTCGATGTCATAGGGAACTACATTGGCAAGAGACTATTGACTTTGTTCAAGCAAACAGATATGCTATAGACAAGACGAAAGAAAGATTGTTTCCCGCTCACTAGGAATAATCAATGGCTACTAAATTTAGTTATGTTGGAAAGTATGAGAATAGTGGTAGCAAGAACTCTTTCTATAAACTGTCTGGAAAACCATATGGTTTCAAGAGTTTTCCTAATAAGAGTTTGGCCGAGTTTGCTCATGCTGTTCAGAGTCATTTAGCCCCATATCTTGCTCCGAAGGTTTATAGTTCTGTGTGTAGGATCAGGGTTCCTAATTATTTTGTAGACGGCATCAAGAACAATAAGATAAAATATCGTACAGAAATGGTATTGAGCGATTGGGGGTATTTGACCGAGATTGCTAAGCAGTATGTTTGCTACGATAATGACTGTGACGGGGACTGTGCTCATTGTGACCTATGTTCGCACTATGATGAAATCGGGGATTTGCTCAATGGTATGTGGGAGTGCGGAGTAGAATATACTGATTGCCATGAGGGTAATCTTGGCTGGGTAAAAAGAGAAAAGAAAAAGATTCTAGTTGCTATTGATTTTGGTAGAGAAAGCATAGGGGAAACCGAAGGACATTTTCCAGAAGTTTGTTGGGAAGGCGTAGAAGGTGCTTATTGTAACTGCCCTAAATGTGAGGAATGTTATGTCTAAATACTATATCAAATGTGGTACTCTAGAACTAATCTACTCAACAAGTAAAAATCCTCTTGAGGCAGCAGTAACTACTCTTGGCGAAAGCAATAAGTTCGATGTTCTAGATGAATACTTCTATATAGATGAGCGTGGTTTTAGAGACTATACTACAGCCGACAAGTTGACGCAGGTTATCAAACTAAATAAGGTCTGTAGGCTGGCTGGCTGGGAAATCAATAGAGAAGACGAATAAAGCTAACCGCAAATCCTTTGTACGCAAGTACTTAGGGCTAGCGGGGCCGGCCCGGCTGATCGTAACTCCTTATGCTTCAACCACTTAGGAAAAATTAAAGAATGGGTGGACGGATACCGATAAGTATGGTATGCTAATCAGATGCAGAGGAGAAAGAATGATCCAGTGGATAGGGGTTATTATTGCCCTATTAGGTTTGGCCTATAATGGTGTAAAAGACTACCAAAAGGGTGATATAAAAATACCCAAACTACCAAAAAAAGAAGTATTGACAAAGGTGGTTTATCCGGTACAATACTGTTTAATGGCTTACGATCCTAATATTGACAAGGTTTTCTACTTACACGAAAATGGACAATGGTATGATTACGCTCCACAACAACGACGATACCCGACCACGCCGCAAGTACGGCAAGATCAAGGTCAAGGTCAAGCAACCTTGGGAGACTCCTACGGGACACAAGGAGCATCGGGATACTACTATGGACAGCAGGCCCAAGCGTCAGCGAACACGACGAGACATTGACAAGGCATGGCGTGATGAGTATGATATGTAGTATTATCGCCGGTATAACTCAGTTAGCAGAGTGTCAAATTTGTAATTTGAATGTCGTGGGTGCAAATCCTACTACCGGCTCTCGCTCCGGGATGGTGAAACGGTATCACAACTGACTTTGGATCAGTTTTTCTACGTTCGAATCGTAGTCCCGGAATTATTGTGAGGTAGCATAATGGTAATGCTCAAAACTGTTAATTTTGCCGATGTCAGTTCGACTCTGACCCTCACAGCTTATTATACAGATAGTGTAGAATAATACAATGGAACGTAGGCAGATATCGGCTTGCTGCACCTCTTTGCTAAAGAGGACTAGGTAATACTAGTGAAGGTTCAACTCCTTTGCGTTCCGTTCGGAGGCTGGCGCGTTTGAGTTGCGGACATTGGCGTAGTTCAATAGTAGAATAACTGTCTCCAAAACAGTAGATGGTGGTGCAATTCCACCCGCCTTTGCTTGTATCATCTAATCCTTCGGATTTGCGGACTTGGCGATAGTCAGCGAAAGTCTCAATTTTTTTGGTTGACAAGCCGATAACGTATGGTACACTTCCTATAAAGGAGAAAGAGATGAAGCGGCTTCGTATCTATGATATTGTGATGGAGAGCGGAGAAAAGAGTCTGAATGATATTGTTCTTGAAATGCAGAATGATTTTGATTGGACTGATGTTTTCTTTGCTATTGAACAAAATTTGACATTTCCTGTTGATAGTTATAGTTACGAGGAAATTTATTGAGGATACGGGCGATTCGTATAGCGGTGATTATAGGGGACTTTTAATCCCACAGACCTAGGTTCGAGTCCTAGATCGCCCATTTAGATGAGACTGTAAAATATTTATACAATCTATAACATCTGTTTTTACTTTATTTGCTGTAAATCTTAAAACGATCCAACCGTTTTGTTTACTAAAAAGATCTCTACGAGCATCTATTTTTTTTACTTTCTCTGAGAGGTGAGTAGCACCATCAATTTCGACATCTATTTTTTGCTCTGGCCAAGCAAAATCATATTCATAAATACCATTTTGATAAGCGTATTGCCAACCGGTAATATTTGCTGAAATAAGAGCGTTTTCAAAAATCTGTTCTGGATAACTTTTTTTAGAAGAATGATTAATAAGATATGGAACTTTATCTGGATTATTAGTTAAATATTTAATTCTAGCTTTAGATATTTTAATCTTAGTTTCTTCAGAATGTTTTTGACAACCACGACCCTTTTTATAAGCAATTTTATTAGCATCGGAATGATTTCTAGAGATAAAATCTCCACGTTCTTTGGCCTTAAAAAGACTAGCCTGAGCAATACCAAATTCTTGTTGTATTTCTTTCCATGTGTGTCCAGCATCATAGAATGCTTGTACTTTATTCCAATTATATTTGGTTTTTCTAGGCATAGTATTTAACTTATGTTTAATAAATTAATTTAAGTTCGGCACACCACTATATAATACACTCGTTGGATAAAAAAACAAGAAAAATTTTCAATCTGCTTGACAACTAAGTTCGATGGTGTATGATAGGTGAAAAGGAGAAAATGGCCATGTTCGATGATGATATTTATCTTGACTATGAAAGCATCGTAAATGATACTGATCCTCTGTACGATGATGAGGAAAATTATAGCGATGATGAATATGATTATATGGATATTAATGAACGAGAATTTGATTCATACTATCATACTATAGCCAATGAATTAATTGACTGATCTCCTCCCGATGGGCGCAACTTGGTGGGACAAGTATTCTACTATTAATCATAACGATTATCTTTCCTTTTCTTAGTACGTTCGAATCGTACCGTCCATTATTATGAATATTTTAGATCAGAATATTGAAGATGTTCGTAAGACTGCTGATGGAAAATATATTCAGGGTGCTAGCCACACATGCCATGTGCTAAACCATAAGGCTAGAAATAAGATTATTATTAAAGCTATTTGTGATCTAAGAAAAATAGCAGACACTTTTGACAGTATCGCCTGCTGCGGTGTAAGTGGATTGATGGTGGTTCCACAAATCGCAGAGTTACTCAACAAGAATATTGTTGTGGTAAGAAAGGGGGAACGATGCTATTCAGAGTTTCGTACCGAGGGAGCGGCCCCTTTTCAATATATTATATTAGACGATTTAATCTGTTCTGGTTCAACCGTAAAACACATTAAAAGAGTTATCAAGGATGAATACTCGCGTTCTCATTGTATTGGCGTATACTGCTATCTGCCTAACGAATGTGCTTATCTTGCCAATGAGGACGGTTCTAAACTCTGCAAGCGTGATCTTGGGATTCCTCTCTTAAACCTAGACCACGAAAAGACTTAAGACTAATGCGGCCGGCCCGCCGAAACGTAACCCCTTACGCCATAATCACTTACGTCAAAAAATTTTTTCACAAGTTTTCCTGTTGACACGCCGATAACATACTGTAGAATGATAGCATACGAGTGAGAAGTTAACCACGAAGGAGTTTGATTATGCCTGCTGCTGTTGAAAAGATGATGTTTGTTGGTGAAACGCCTTGGCATGGCCTTGGTAATAGCGTTGACGAAGGTATCACGGTCAATGATGCTATCGTTGCTGCTGGTTTGGATTGGGAAGTTGGTCTAAAGGACTTGCAGACCGTTGACGGTACGCCCGTGAACCATCGTGCAACCTATCGCAAGAGTGATGGTAGCATCCTTGGCGTTGTCGGCCCTCGTTATACTCCCCTCCAGAATAAGGATGCGTTCGATTGGTTCCAGCCTTTTCTTGACGCTAACGAATGTTCGATCCACACTGCTGGGTCGCTGCATCTGGGTCAAAAGGTTTGGGTGCTTGCTCAACTCAACCGCGACAATAGCGAGATTGTTCCGGGTGATGAGGTTAGTAAGTTTATCCTGCTGAGTAATAGTCATGACGGTACAACGGCTATTCGTGTCGGATACACTCCGATTCGCGTGGTCTGCGTGAACACGCTGTCATATGCTCACAAGCATACTAACAGTCAACTGATTCGTATTCGTCATACTCGCTCCAGCCAGAAGAATCTGGATCAGGTTCGGGATATTATGGATAATATTAATGCTGGTTTTGAGGCTACTGCGGAACAGTATCGATTCCTTGCTAGTAAGACTTTTAACCAGAAGGATATTGAGAAGTATGTTAAAGTTGTACTGAATATTAAGGGTGCTGATGAGGATATCAAGACTCGTACCCGTAATATTATGGATGATATTCTCGCCCGTATCGAAGGCCCGAAGCAGACTGCGGCTAATGTTCGCGGTACTTGGTGGGCAGCGTATAATGGATTCAATGAATATCTGAACTATGGTAAGGGTCGCACGACCGACAACCGACTCGATAGCCTCTGGTTCGGACAAAACGCTAACGAGAATAATAAGGCTCTTGAATCTGCTCTGGAGTTTGCTAACGCGGTCTAATCTTTCTTCTTCGTGATGGTTAATATGAGGGGGTCGTGGCTAGGAAACAGGCTGCGACCCTCTCTTTTTTATTTGTCTAAGATTTGACGTAAGTGCTTACCACATAAGGACTTACGATTCGGCCGGCCCGCCAATTTCGTCCTAAGTTTAGTAGCCACAAGGACTTACATCTAAATCTAGCCAGTTATCTAAAGTTGCGTCATGGACATTTGTCCTAAGTGCCGATACAATGGAGTGTAAGCCTAGTGGTGGTATGGGTTTAGATAAGATTTAGATTTGACTTATGACTCGTCTACCAATCCTAAGTAGATTATAAGTCTTAGATTTTTCTTGTATCAGCCTAACCACCGGGTTTGCGGTCGTGGCGATAGTCAGCCAAAAATTAGTGTCCTTTGAAATGGTGCAGGAAAAAGTTGTATGAGAATTGTAAAGATTACTATGGAATTAGTTATAGATGATTTAGAGTGTGTTGATCCTTATCCTGACTATGGTGCTATTGCTCATTATCTTACTAATAAATTGTATAGTGATCCTGAATTCTTTGGGGATTTTAGTCCTGAGAATATTATTAGTGTTGGAGAATTTGAATAGCACAATAGTTACAAGACTCGTGATCAATAGTCACATCTGATCCTAAGTCGAGTAACACCAAGGGTTTGCGTGTTGCTACCCATATGGTATAATGGACGAGTGGTGCGGTCAACAGCCTTCTTACTCTGTGGAGATTTTATTATATGACGTATATTATTATTCTTAGCGCCTGTGTGGGTATTGTTAGTTCTTATAGGGAACTGGTAGGTAATACTTACTAAGTACTAAGAGTAGTATATCGCCCCCTCTGCATAATATATAACCTGTAACTACTATTTGTCAACAAGAAAAATTTTCTCCAACCGCCTTTGAGAAATATTTATAAAAGAGGATTAAGAATTTTCTTGTGATTATTAGTGGTTTGATAGAGAATAGTCCACGGTCTACTATAGGATAGTCTGGAACCCACAGAGACCCGTTGCAGAGGCTCAGAATTGCTCCGGATCGGCCAATATTTAATTCTTTCAGGAGAGATGGCAGAGTGGTTTAATGCACCGGTTTACTAAACCGACGAACTGAAAAGTTCCGGGGGTTCGAATCCCTCTCTCTCCGTTTATATTATTAGGGGTAATTTTGTCTTACCCAATATAACCGGTTCGGATTTATGGATACAGTCAGCCAAAATAGTCACAGAATTGTCTCAGCCCTTGTATCGGGATCGTTTTTGTGGTTGTAGTCAGTCAGATTAGATGATCTTTAAGAATACTTTTTTGACTTTGCGAAATCGGCCACTATCATAATGTAATGAGGGATGGAATTGTCACACTCCATCTTGTCTATTCGGTTTTATGGGAACAGTCAGTCAAAATGATACTATTGGCACAAACGGTAACTATTGTTAAGAAACCACTTTGTTCATGATGATATATCCAGACTAATAGTTTGTGGTGGCATCCTATATTTTATTATGAGATATTTTGATGGAACATAATGATTTGGGATATCTGAAAGATTATGGCCGGTGGATACTATCAGGACTATTAATATTATATGGTATGTTATTCTCTTTTCTGCATAAAGATCTGGAGATAGATAGTGATGATACTTGAAACCCTAGCGTCTTGTTGCATGATTCTATTCTCCATTTTTTGTATATACTCATTCGTAACTCTATCAAGGTTCTAAAATGAAAACCTCAGAATTTCATATCCCTTTCATAAAAAGCCTCCTAATAGTATCACTAGTCACCATACTATGTATGCTTTCTGCTCCATATTTTGTGGATAAACTATATTTCATGACGGGCAAGACCCAGGTTTTTACCACAATACAATCTGATGTTTCCATGGAATCTAACGATTAAACTCTTTTCTGCATCAATTCTTTCACAAAATTTCGGTAAATTTACTTATTAAATTGGCCCGTGGTAAAAATGATTAAAGACCACATTAGGAAAAGGCCGATAATCCCTCTTGACAACCCATACTTATCCGGTATATTCTGCTATAGTGACTAGTGGGATTTTTCTTAATATTGATCGGGAAAATATGTATAAACAGATTCTATTAACCGACAAGGAACTAGAACTTTTAGCCTCTATAATTCGATATTATATTGGTGAAAAACTGGACAATCCCGGCTTTGAATATCATAATGCTCATATTCTATTACGTCATTTAATTGGCAAGAAACCATCCGAAAACAATAATCAAATATCCTTTTATGGCAAATGACCCACAAATGAACAAAGAATCAAATTCCGATAGTTTCCACAAATATGCTCTTAGTGTTGCCGACTATATTGATGCTGAATATGGTGACTCAGAGTTTGATGGGTTGAACGAAGACGAAAAACAAACCATTTATAATATGATGGTGGCTCATTATCATTATGATCGTTGTGTTAGTAATGTGGCTAATAAAATTGTTAGTTATCTTAGAATTAGTAGGTCTTATAATAAGGAGAATGTTAATGACTAGTTATGGGGTTGTTGAGCAGAATGGTAAGTTTGTGGTTACTAAAAACGGCCAACCTATCAATCTTCCTAGTAGCAGCGGATCGTCTATTGTTACGGTCTTTGATACTAAGAGTGATGCTGAGAGGTATTTGGGTATTTTGAAAAATTTGACCAAATCAAAGCGATGAAAAAATTTACCTACTCCAGCGACTATCTAAACTTTCATATCATTCAAGATATGTACGGGGGATTTACTGATAATTTAACCAGTTATGAGTTTGGACTTATATTTGGGCCAACAAAGAATGTTGTTAATCCTCCTATAACTAGAGAAGAATTAAAGGGGTTGGCCGATTTCATCTATAATACTATTGGTGAAAATAATGACTAAATATAGAATTAGATTCCAAGATCATTTTATGCAAAAGCATTATGAGACTCTCATTAAGAATGGATACCATTGGAAAACGGCCGAAAGTAAAACTCTGAAAACTTTTAACGAGTATGATGGAGAAAAGAAATGAAATATATTTATATATTATTATTACTATCTATTTCTCCTAATAATAGTTATATCAATTATAATAAACCTTGTGGGCAACATTATACCTTAGAACAAAATACTCCAGTATGGTTTTGTATTCCAGATCAATTATGCTGGACAAAAGGAAAAGTGATATATTTATGGGGATACTATCCTATTATATCTAGTAATCATGGTTTAATAAATTTTAATGATGTTATATGGGAAACTAAATATGAATGAATTATACTTTTGGTATACTATTCAATTTATTGCTATTGGTATCACTGCTTATGCGACATTTAAAAAATACGGAGCCAATAAATGACTGTTGGAGAACTTATTTCTAATTTACAAATGTATGACTCTAATATGAGAGTTGTTGTTGATGGATACGAAGATGGTTGTGATGATCCTAAGCTGAAAATAACAGACGTTGTTTTTGATTCTAATTGGACTGGTAGTGAAAAAATTCATGATTGGAGTGGTAGGCATGATTATGCTGATGAGCTTTCATTACTGAGTAATACTAAACACATTTCTACTAAAGCAATATTGGTGGGTCGATGAAAGTCTACGCTATAATTTCTGAACATGGTGCTTGTTCTATTCGTGAAGAATTAGAGATGATTTGTGCATCTAGAGAGGTTGCAGAATCATATATAGATGCAAAAGATAGTTATTGGAGAAATGCTCATATTGAGGAAATGGAAATTGTTGATAAAATGTGGGGTAGGCCAGAAGGTAATGAACTTATTTGGGGTCGTGTTATTGTAAGGATGGTTGGAGTGCATAAGTTTAAAAAGGTGGCCTATTTCGACAACTATAACGATGCTAATAGGGCTTTCTATGAATGGTTGGAGGAGAATAAATGAATAAACTAGATTTAGATGATCTAAAAAGTGTGCTAAATGACCAGTTTGACCTTATTCAAAGATTTGGTAAAATGCCTGTGTCTAGTTTGGAAAATTGGAAAGAATATCAGAGTATTTATCAAGATATTTTAGAATGTAATAAAGTAATGATGGAGATAGTTTGTGGGTTTTATGGTCAAACTGATCCTAAAGCATGGAATTATTCTAGGGCAATATTGGGGCTTAATGAAAATGGTGAACCTATTATGTATGATAGTTGGGGGGAAAAGAAAAGAAATGAAATTCTCTAAACAACAAACAGAAGATACTATTATTACTAAAGATATGCTTGAAAGTATGGCTAAACAAGAGTTTATAGAGTTTTTAACTAGTCAATATAAACAGTATCAGAAAAATATACAACCAATATGGGTGGGAGAAGGATGGTATAAGAGCGTACCAAACTCTTTTAATTATTTTGTGGGCGGATTTGAAGCAGGAATGAAGTACGCGAAGGAGGGCGGATAAAGTTTTATTTGACAAATGCCGATAAGTGTTGTATACTTAGTGCAACCTTGGAGGAAATAACTATGGGAATGGGCAGTTTCGCTGTTGGTAGTTTTGTTATTGAATATAAGGACTTGAAGAAGATTTGTCCTAACGAAATTAAGTCTATTGAACAGGCCAAGTATTTTAAGGAAGTTGGTTGGAACGCTATTGGAAAATGGCTGACTTGGGATGATCCTGACCAAATCAAGGATGAACTTTATGCCTCTGTAGAAGAAGATAAATCTAAGCCTGTTATTAGACTTGGACTTTCAGAGGATCAGATCGTTGAAGATATTTTTCAAGAGTATGAAACATTAATAGTTGTTCTTAAAAATTCTTTTAACAAAAAAACCAAACTAACTTTGTATTTTGATAGTTATGATGAAGAAGGGGGCGACCGTTATGATAATCCCGGTGATAAGGATGGATGTATTTTTTGCGTGGATGGTATGGTTCAACTGACTCCCGCTGGAAAAAAGTTTAAGGATATTATTACTGAAAGAAAGTGGACACAATTTGGGTGAAATATGAAAAAAGATATTGCTAAAAAGTGGGTTAAGGCTTTGCGTAGCGGAAAATATAAGCAAGGCGAAAACTATCTTAAAAAATTTAATAGTAAGGGACAGCCAAGACATTGTTGTTTGGGGGTTCTTTGCGAATTGTATAATGATACTATGAAAAAGAATCACAAAAAAACTATCTCAGTAAAAGAATATAACGACGAACCAACATTAGATCATGGTTATGTTAAATTTGCTAATAAAGATGGTTCGCTACCAACCATAGTAAGAAAATGGGCTGGCATAAAAAATGAAATGGGTACTTTTTCCTATACTGAAAAAGATGCTTATGGAACATTTAAGAGTACTAAGTGTTTAGCGGACTTGAACGATACTGGTAAAAAGTTTTCAACTATTGCTGATATTATTGAAAAGAATGTGGAGAATATTTAATGAAAACCAAAACCGAACTAAATTATACTGATGCTGCTATGGAGTGTGCTAGATATATTTTTGATAGCGACTGTGAGCAAATTAGTTATCAAGAATATATTCAGGATGGTAGCGATCCTAGAGATCATATTTTATATCATGCTGCTGTGGTTTTAGGTCAAGCGGATGAATTTAAGACAGATATTGAGGAATATGAAAAGGAGATTGCTAATGGATAGGTTTGATCTGGAAAACAAGATTAATCAAACATCTTTTTTTGCAGATCATCTGAGGTCTGTAACAAATGCTGTACTGGAAAATAAGATGAATAACGATAAACTCGCTAATGTTTTAGAGGGTTTGGCCGTTTTGATCGAACTTCATACTGATGATACCTTTGAGGCTTTTACCCAAGCACTGAAACTTGATAGCCATAAAGAATAATTATGCCAATAGTCACATTGACATTGAGATTTAGTCTACCAGAAGAACAGAGCGAGTTCGATACCGCTATTAACGCGGCGAAAGCCAAGAGTATGCTATGGTATTTTGCTCAACAACTTCGTTCTTGGCGGAAACATGGTAATGACTTTAAAGATGCTGATGATGCTCTTGATAAAATTCGTGAAGAATTCTATAGACTGGTGAATGAACATGGGGTGGAACTGGACTAATATGTTTAAATTAAGCAAAAGAAGTAGAATAAATTATTGGAGTTGCTCTAGTTTAGCAGACTGGATTAGGGGGACAGATAAACCATATGCACTAGCATGGGAAGATTGGGACGAATGGCGTAAAGAGGCTCAAAATAAGCATCCTTATAGATATTGGGTGGCAGAAAAACTGCTTGATCGTTTACAGGATATAGTTTATTTACCTGTTGATATTTACCATACTATAGAGATTTACGTTCGTAATAGATTTATAGATAAAATCCACTATCTTCATACGGGACTAAAGCCTGGGCAATACTATGACTTAGACTATAGGATTATTCATGGTCTTTTTAATGAACTTGTTGATCTTGTAGAAGTAGAATACGCTGGTTTATCTAGATGGTATGATAAGAATAAAAAAAAGAAGTATAAGTTTGTTCGTGGTCGTTGTGCTGACGCTGGGCTTGATTATTTAAAGTGGGCTAGTAGTTTGACCTATAATAAAGACTATGGCTTGAGAAAGGGCGATAAGGGGTTTGGTGAGCCAACTGAACAGGCAGTCTCCGCCCGTAAAACAGTAGAGTTATATAACTGGTGGAAAAACAGAGACAACAGACCAGACCCTTACGAAATTTTCTCTGAGGAAAAGCACGGAAAGAGTTATTATAAGCAAATTAGTAAGATGCAAGACAATTACGAAAAAGAAGATACAAAGATGCTTATTGAACTTATTAAAATCAGAGGAAGCCTTTGGACATGACATTTCAGCAGTTCAAAAACTATATTGATAGCCAGTATCAATTAGACTTTAGTAGCAAGGCATTAGGAAGAACTCACAAATGTCGGAATACAAAAAACAGACGATAGATATAAATAACGATCTGTTGATAGAACTACATCATAATCCTCTTCTTAAAGATAGACCATTCTATCTTAGAGTATATTCCTATACTGATTATAGTGAGTACAGGCTAACCCCAAAAGATGTTTTAAAGTTATCTGAGAGTCTGGCCGATTTTGTATTTGACAACTCAAACGAAATAGACTACACTGATGAGTTAACGGGGCTTGCACGATTATGGCATCATAGACGAAATGAATGTTTAGAGCAATTGGATAAAAACAATGAATAAAATTACAGTCATAGGAGATTGTCACGGTAAGTATGAGCGTTATCACAAAATTATCAGAGAGACAGAAAGATACCCATATACTGTTCAGTTGGGGGATTTCGGTTTTAAGTATGACACTCTCAAAAATGTAGACCATACTAAACATATTATTATTGGAGGTAATCATGATAACTATGATATTTGCAATAACTATCCTCATTTTCTCTCAGATTATGGTTATATGGTTAATTTTAACGGAATAGATTTTTTCTATTATCGTGGAGCATATAGTATTGATAGAATATATAGAACTATTGGAATAGACTGGTGGGAAAAAGAACAAGTAGGTATTGAAGATTTTATGAAAGCCAGAGAGTTGTATCGCTCTATTAAACCAGAGATAATGATAACCCACGATTGTCCAGAACAGATAGCGCATCAAATGATTCCTCCAAATAGTAGAATTTTTCAGAATAATACCACATGGGCTTTAGGAGAATTGTTAAATATTCATCAACCAAAACTTTGGATTTTTGGTCATTGGCATCGTTCTCGTACTATAGAATATGGTAATACTAAGTTTATCTGTCTTGACGAATTAGAAACCTATGATATAGTTAAGCCGAAAGGTTAGGGTCGCGGGTATCCCTTTCATCAACTGCCGTAGAGGTTTAAGCCCAATTTTCTGTATACATTGAAAAAGAGGCTTTTTTATAAGGAAAATTATGGAATGTCCTAACTGTATTACTCCTTGGAAATGTAATGGGCCTCATCTTGAACAGATGAGTGATTCTATCTATAAGAGTATTCATGGATATTTTCTTATTAAGAATGATAGATGGATATTTACACCTGTAGACAAGGAATTTGATGTAGATACTTTATTCTCTATTATTGATACCTTAAGGAATTTAAATGAGTCTCACGCACGAAGATATTAGTGACATTAAAATTGTATTAAAGGAACAACTTGATAGTTTAAACAGACTAAGCAAGATTCCTTTACCTCATCCATTTGAACATTATAAAACTATGAGAATGATTTATCAAGACATTTTAGAATGTAATAAGGTGATGATGGAAATAATTAATGGGCCTAGTGGCGGAATAGAAAAAATGATAGAAAGAAACGCATGAGTTCAGAAGAATTAGAAATCATTAAACAAAGATATGAGAGTGCTAAAAAGTTAGCAAAAGATCTATGGTTGGATGGCGACCATGAGGGTAATGAAAATGACTTTTATTATTTCCAGTGTGGATTTGTGGCTGGTATGAATTATAAATTGTATAAGGATTTTTCTGATGAAAACGAAGAAAAATAAGTTTAACTGCGATGTTAATGGTGGTATTATGGTCACGGCAGCATTAAGATATGCTCTTGGGAGGCATACTTATGTGCCGGGAGCAGTTCAAGATTGGATTAGTCTACACTGGGATAGTCTGGTTAGTAATACTAAAGTTGTTATTGTACGAGATGTTTTTGAACATATTTATGATGAAAGCAAATCCAAATATGCTCTTGCAAGCGGTGCTATGGCTCAATATGATTTGTCTACTTGGGAAAAGTTTGGTATTGAGCATTACTGGAAACTGGATGATATTGAACGTAAAAATGTCGATAGTTTTATCAATGTCGATAAAGATCGTGTTAGATGGTTTGCTGAAAAATTATATGGAACACAACCAGTATGACAACACAAAATATTCCAAATTGGAAAAAGGGCGACATAGTTGCTTTGCTACATAATAGCGGTGGAGTTATCCATATTTTTGAAGCAGAACATGATCCTTACTATGGAAAAACTTTTTTTAGTTCAGACGAAGATTGGTATTATGGTTTAAGAAACTGTGAAGAAATTAGACTAGCCACCCAAGAAGATATAGATAGCAAAATAAAATATCAAAAAGAAAACGTAGAAAGAGAAAAAGCGGTCTTGGATCAATTACTTAATTTTCGGGAGCGTTTGTCAAAATGAAAATACAAAATAAAAAAGAGATTGAACTGTCAGAAGACGATATTAAAAATATACTATATGCATTTCTTCGCCAAGAACATGGAGATGGAGAATATTCTTTTAGATTTAATATAGTAAATAAACCCATACGAAGCGGTATGTATGACAGTATGGATAATCACGTATTTGATAGTATACAGGTAACAATCACCAATGTCTGAAAAAATATTTGAAAATTATGACGAAGCACACAAGTATAGTTTAACTGTGCCATGGAAACTTGCTCATTGTAATACTGGTGAAAGTTGTTGGTGTAGAATTATTCTTCCAACCGAAAATATACTATACAAAAATCAGGTAGGAGACTCTGAAACGGTTGTTGAGTTTGATTATATTATACCAGATGGTAGCATAGATAAAGAAACAGCGGAATATGTTGTAGAATTACACAATAGATCAGTAGCAATATATGCTGGTCAAAAAGAAAGATTAGCAGTCTTAAAAGAATTAAATAGATTAGATCAAGAGCTAGGAATTGATATACCAGTAATTAAAAGGAAAGAGATTGATTAGGATGTCAATAAAAACCACAGACGAACTTAAAGAAAGACTAAAAAGAATAGTACAAGAAACATTTATTGATTCTTGGTTGGACTCTCCTAATCCAGCATTTGATAACAAAACGCCACGACAAATGGTGATAGAACAAAATAGTGATCAAATAGAGAAGATGATGTATAGAATAGGTAGCGGTGAGCCATCCACTTGACTTGACAAACCAGAAATTTTTGTTAAACTACAAGAACCATGAGTACCGATAAACAAATGAACGTAGGGCAAGAGTTGGTCGAGAGATTACAAAATCTGAATAAGATGCTTGATGCTATTAGATCAGCACAAAATGATGAGTTGAATCTTCCAGAAATAAACGAACAAAATAAATCTACTGTAAAGCCTAAAAAATTACCCACAAAATGAAACTTAATATCGAAATAAATGATCTGCTTCTTATCAGTGAAGCATTAGTAGTTTATCAGTGCGAGGTTGAAGATGATAAAACAGATTATTATGGATTCCCTTATTCTGTGGAAAGAATTCAAAAGGTAATAGATTATATTGAAGGAATTTTAGACAAAAATGAAACCAACAACTAAACAACTTAAAGTTATAGAGTTTCTAGAACAACAACTAAAGTTCTGGAAGAATACTAATGATATTGACTCTCCTACTCATGTTGGTGATATTACAGAGTTTTCACAATATCTGAAAGATGACTTTACAATAGAAGAAGTTTTATCTATTGAGATTCTAACAACGGAATTATATTTGAGTATTACGGAGATAGAATAGTGTCTTGGAACTATCGTGTGGTTAAAACTGTAACTAAAATTCCTCTTGGAGATACTGATATTAGTTATGGTATTCATGAGATTTATTATGATGAGAACGGAAACATTGTTAATATTTCTGAAAGTTTAGCCCATCCAATATCTGATGATTTAGAGGGGTTGCAGTGGAATTTAGAAAGAATGATGGAGGCTTGTAAAAAGCCAGTGATAGAATACGAAACAGGTGAGGAAGTATCTGACTGATATTATACAATTTTATTGTATTTTTGATGATTATCTTTTGCCCATAATGGTTGTAAATTTGTATAATGAAAACATTCTTTTTGCTGATTTTTATCTGTCATATCAAAACTTGAGCATGGTTTTATGTGATCAATATGCCACTTTCCGTAGTTGTCCCAACTCATACCGTCACTAAATTGAGCTGCGAGATATTCCATTAATTGTTCTACTGAACAACCAAGTAATTTTACTGCTGAATCCGATTTTCGTACACCTTTTAATACTTTATTCATTCTACTTCTCAAACTATGAGCTATCCTAGCATTTGAATTATTTTTAAAGTATTGTTTTCTCCAAGCGTTTATTTTATTTCTATTTTTCTTTGTATGTTCTTTTATCCTGTCTTTATTTTCTTCCTGGTATTTTTTTTGTTGCTCTCTAATTTTTTCACGATTTTCTTCACGGTATTTTTTCTGTTGTATTTTTTTGCATTCACGACACAGAGCGTCTTTACTAAAAGAAGATTTTTTCCCGTAAACTAATTTATCTAAAGTTAAATGACTTTCACAAACCCTACACTGTTTTACTATAACAATCATATTTAAACCTTTAAAAGCAGAAAACCCATGATAATGTCAGTAGGAGTTGACAAAACCACAGGCTTCTGCTATAATCTAATAGGATGTTAGAAAACAAACTCTCTCCTACAAGAGTTAATTTTCACTAATGATATATACACCAAAATAACAAGATCGGAATTAACCGACGCCGCTGGGTTGATCGCCAGAAGGCAACGTCCTTGACCTCTGTTTCCCGTATAATGGTTGAGATTTCTCACCTAGGGTTTCAACGTCAGATAATTGGGGCGTTTTCAATACAAAGGAGAAATTTATGAAGAAAAAGAAAATAAGTAAGCCTAAACGAAAGCAAAAGATTGATGTTGTATTAGAATCACTACTTAATCTTGAACAGAAGGTCAAAGAACTAACTAAGAAAGTTGAGCAATTGCAATATTCTCAACCATACTATCCTAAAGACGTAAACGAGCCGGAAAAAAAGTATTGGCCTAATACTGAGCCACCGTTTAAATACAAAGATATAATGTGGAATGATAATTCCAGTTCTCAATGGGATGCCATTGATAAAGGCTTACAGTGAATAAACTCACAATCGCTATAGATTATGATGATACATATACTGCCGATCCTCCGTTTTGGGATAAGGTAATAAGATTAGCACAAGATCACGGGCATAATATAATTTGTATTACAGCACGAAGAAATATTTTAGAACATCGTCAAGAACTTATGAAGTCTTTACCAGAAGGTATAGAAACATATTTTTCTTATGACGAACCAAAAGCCGATTATATCAAAAGACAAAATATAGTAGTAGATATATGGATTGATGATAGTCCCGGTTGGATTGTAGGAGTAACATAAAATGAGAAAACTAGCTAGTATACAAACTGTTAAATATGTTAAACCTATACCAGATGCAGACAGCATAGAAACTGTGGGCGTTTTAGGTTGGGAGGTTGTTACAAAGAAGGGTGAGTTCCAACCCAATGATCTCTGCGTATTTTTTGAGATTGATAGTTTACTTCCAGAAGTTCCAGAGTTTGAATTTCTTCGTAAGAGTTGTTGGAATGATAGTTTAAAAAAGTATAGACTCAAAACAGTAAAGTTGCGTAAACAACTATCTCAAGGATTAGCATTACCCACAAGTGTCTTTCCTATACTAGCAGGATTGACTGCTGGGGCCGATGTTACTGACCTATTAGGAATAGAAAAATATGAACCTCCAATTCCAGCACAGATTCAAGGAGATGCAAAGAGTTTTAGTTGGCCCATAAGTAAGACCGATGAAACAAGAGTGCAGTTAGATGATGAATACGGATTTATTGAAAGACTAACCGGACAACCATACTATATTAGCCTTAAACTTGATGGAACATCTAGTACATTTTTGATTGATCCTAAAGACGAAAGTTATCATGTTTGTGGACGTAATTATAGTTATAAAGAAAGTGAACATCATAAATTTTGGGTATTGAGTCGAAAGTACAAAATAGAAGAAGGACTACGATGGTTTTGGAATAATGGAGTTAAAATAGCAATTCAAGGAGAATGTGCAGGCCCAGGTATACAACAAAACAAATTAGGTTTATCCTCTCATGATTTGTTTGTTTTTAATGTTATTGATATTCCAACTAATCGTAAGTTATGTTTAGAGGATGCTATGGGTGTGGTAGAGCGTCTTGGGTTGAAATTTGTGCCGATAGTTGACAAAGGCTCAAGTTTCAGTTATACTAAGACCGATCTACTAGAGATGGCGAAGGGCAAATATAAAGAACACTTTGAGTCTGCTAAACCAAATCAAGATCGTGAAGGAATAGTAATACGAAGCCTTTGCGGAGAAGTTAGTTTTAAGGCTATCAATAACGACTTTTTATTGAAAGAATAATGAATACTTTTACTCCCGGCACAATAGTTGTTTTTGAACCTAATAATTTTAATCCAGATTTTTGGAATAAATTACCAGAAAAAGATAGGATTAAATATTATGGTTCACTTGGTTACGGTTCAGATAAAAAGAAATTTTTTGTGTTTCTTACAGAGATTAAAAATGCTCCCGGTCATTGTGTGTTAGCTGATTTAGATGATGGAAGAATTGAGGTTATGAGACATACGAGTGACTTTAGAGAGGTTAATGAAGATGAGTTCTAATATTAGTGCTTATTACTCAAATGAGTTAAAATCGTGGGTTCGCTTAGAAAGATGTGAAGATGGAGAGTATTGTCATACTTCTGGATATGCAACTAAAGAAGAGGCTCTTAATAATTATACAAATACTGTTGTGTCGTATAAAGTGTTAGCCAACAGGAAGGCAAGATGAAATGACAAAAGAACTCGGTAAAATTGAAAAGGTATATTTCGGATATGGTGGATACCAAGATATGCAATTTGGTCTTACTGTTGTATTAAGTTTTGATGGAAAAGGATGTGTTGATTTTATTGAGGGGGGATGGAGCGAAGATATTTGGGTAGATCAATATACTAAATGGACAGAAAAAGATCGTCAAATACAAAGAGCAGAGATGGTCAAAAAGATTAATAAGTTACTAAAAGATGCTAAAGTCAAAACTATTGATGAACTTCAAGGCAAACCAATAGAAATTATTAATGAAGGACTCAAACTTAAAAGTTGGAGAATTCTTACGGAAGTATTATGACTAATGAAGAATTTTTAGATAAACTACGAATTTTAGTAGTAGACTATGATAGGGATCATAGAGAATATCCAGAAAGTGAATTTGAGGGTCTTGCATTTTATTCCCACGTTCTGTATGCTTTAGGAATCGAAGATGATTCTGAAACTATAGAAAACAAATATCCAGATATTTATAAAAGAAAACTTCATTATTATGAGTGATATTGATACAAAATGTGTTAATCCTAATGCCCCTACTGAAAAATGCGTTGTTTGTGAGGAAACCATTCATACCTGTGAAAGAGAAAATAGTGTGAATGATAGTTATCTTTGTCCCGTCAAGAGCCATAATAATGGGGTGGAATCTGTTGGTGGCCTTTGGGTTTGTAATGATTGTCAAGATGAATTTCTAACAGATCACAGAAAATGGTATGATAATATTGAAATAAAGTGGTTTCATCCATTCAATTTTGTTGGCATAAAAAAACCAAAGTTTGAACATCCTAGTGATGATCTTTATCAATGGGGCTTTAGCCTCGACTTAACTACCGAAATATATTATTATACTTATGATTGGGGCTATGGCTTTAATTTTCGCGTTTTGGGATTTGGATTTGAAATAGTAAAGGTGGGTAAATGACATTTAAAAAATTTGTTGACAATATTGAGAATATTTATGCGGATCAAGGTGATAAACCTAAGTCTGAACGATTAAGGTATGGTCAAATTATAATGATGGAATTATGGGATGTCTGGCCGAAAAAATACCATGAAATTGCGGGATCAGATAAAGACCCGTTTTATTCTGATATAATCCACAAAAAACCATATGATCTTTTAAGTGAATTGGAAAAAGAATGGCCCGTTTTTCCTGACCAGCGAAATAAACAGAATCATGATGTTCATTCTCCAGAACAAATTAGAATTCAACGACTAGAAAAAAAAGATCAAGAAACTTCAAAATAGTAACAAGAGACACAGAAAAAATCTAGAATTTTATAAGCGTATTGTTAGAGATTTTCCTTGGATTGAGCCTACTTCTCAAACTAGAAAAGAAAATATCGAACTAACAAACGAACTTAGACTAAAAGGCTGGACGATCAAAGGATTAAAACACGATTTGGAATATCTTGACAATCAGATCACAGATGATATGATTACGACTATAGAGCAATCCAATGCTGTTTATGATCCTTTAGTAGCACAAGTGATCAAAATTGTCAAAAATATTAAACGAGGAATTAATTTATATCAAATCAGAAAGGACAAAAATGAATGATTTACCACAAGTATCAGTAATGAGTTTAAAGCCAGAGGATGTATTAGTATTTTCTACTGTGGATAAACTAAGTGCTGAGGTTTATCACAGAGTTGAACAAAAGATTATTCAATGGAAAAAAGATTGTAATATCCATAATAAACATTTACTATTAACCTCAGCAATAGAACTAAAGGTATTAAGACAAGAAGAGGTAGAGTCATGAGTTTTTTAAAGGGCTTTTTAAGCCTATTTGATTGGATGTTTCCGCCCAAAAGTTATCAAGAACTCACTGATGATCTTGACAATAAAATGCAAGACCTATATGATAGGTGCGGCTGGGGCAAATATAATAATCCACTAAAAGGTTATCAAAATGCTGTAGATATAAATAGAGTTTTAGAGGCCGATATTAGTTATTCTATTCATTCAGTATATACTGATGAAAATGGTGATATAGTTAATATATCTGAAAAACCATCATATACTATTGGCGACGATACTGAGAGTCTAAAATGGCAACTACAAAGAATGACTGAGGCTTGTAATAAGCCAGTTATAGACTATAATACTGGTGAGCAACTATGAAAGGCCCGTTGATTTATTACGAGATCAAAGATATGTATGGTAGTGATTTGAGTAGCACCAAACTCGCTACTGAATTACGAAAAAGTATACTTGAAGAAATTGATCTTGGCTTTAATGTTGAGATTGATTTTAAAGATGTCCGCTCATTAAGTAGCGGATGGACACGAAATGCTTTCGGAGTTATTGTAAAAACAAATGGTGAAACCTTTTTTAAGAACCATATTCTGCTGAGTAATATGAGTAAAAGCGTTAGGAAAAGCGTTTTAGAAGAAATTGGGGAGGTGCTGAAAGTATAATGATTATATTTAATGAATTTCTAAAAAAAGTAGACAATACATATAATGATCATTCTTTTGTGTTACGATATGGTCAAATCATAATGAATACTCTATATGAAGTTTGGCCGGAAAAACATAAACAAATTACTGGTGGACAATACGATTGTTTTTATGATGATGGTGCAGTAAAATATACTCTTGATCTTTTAGAAAAGTCGTGGCCCAATGAATAAACAACTATGCGATAATATTATGCTTTTTGGCAATAGTGTGGCTGAATATCTACGAATGGAATACGATCCCGTATACTATGAGAAATTCAATAGTAAAAATCTCCATATGTTTGATTTCATAGGCGGTTATTATATGGGAGGAAATAATGTACCAGATACAGCAAGATATGTCGTGGAATCAATGAACAATGGAAACCTCTGAATCAATAGACGAATTACCTATTTATGGTTTAGAACTTAATGATGGAATTGACGCCCCATTTGCTTATTTGTATCTTGATCTTTTTCCAGAACTCTATGAGGTAGAATAACATGGAATGTGCTACTATAATAAATGATATTAAGCCAATTATAATTGATAATCATATTATTGAAGGATATAGTATATCCAAGGATGGAATAGTTTATTCTCATTATAAACGTACAGTTATGGATGAAAATGGTCGCCGTAATAAAATGATAATAGACTATAATCATCGTAAACCATTAAAAACAAGAGTTATTAGTGGATATTTATCGGTTGAAATAGGTTTTCTGCCAGGAAAATTAGATTATAAATACAGAAAGATGAAAGGCAGCGATAAACAACATAAAACTTGCAGAATTCATCAACTGGTAATGGACGCCTGGAAACCATTTGCCCAATACTTACCCAAAGGTATTTCCAGATCAGACTATAATAAAACGCCAAAGTCTATTCAAGAATTATTGCCAAGATTATTTTTTATTAATCATAAAGATCATAATAAACTTAATAATCATATTGATAACTTAGAAAGAGTAACGCCAAGAGAGAATACTAGAAAAGCCAAAAAACATTACAATGGTAATTTTGCTAATACCAACAATAAACAATGCTAAAACTAAAAAAACAACCCTATAATAGTGTTTGGATTAGTGCTGACTCTCAAAAAGAGTTAGGAGAAACTTTTATTCGCTTTCAAGAATACTATGAAAGTCCTAGCAGAAAATATCGTAATAAAATATTTACGCTTGGAGATATTAAAAATTATTATAGTTTACAATATGGTGCTGATTTGTATACTGATCTATGGATAGGATTTAACTTTCCTAGTTCTGTTTTAATTCCTTTTAAACAAGGATTGTTTGATCCATTGACCTCTCCAGAAGAAGAACTACTTGGATCTCTTAAATATAGACACGATAATTTCTATATTATAGGCGCACAAAATAATAGTACCCTAAGACACGAACTATCTCATGCTCTATATGGTTTTAATACAAAATATAAAAACGAGATAGATAGTCTAATTAAAAAATATCATAAAGATTTTGCTAAAGTTTCACAATATATTCTTAAAAAAGGCTATGACAAGAGTGTGCTAAATGATGAACTTCAAGCATATATTACAGACAATGACGATGAGTTTATACGAAATAATTTAAACCCTAATAGAATCAATGATATATTTTCTATCTATAAGAGGTACAGAAAACATGATACAAAACTGGGATGAACTAGGAGATGAAGAAAAATCTTTTGATGCTTGGTTTGTTCAAAATAATGCTGAGTTATACAAAGAGATTGATGCCAGAATTATAGATTTGCTTAAAACTACATATATGCAGGGATATGCTGCGGGATTTAGTCATAAACAACAAGTTAATGCTATGGAGCAATTACAAAAATGAGTTGGGATGGCAAGTTTAAATATGAGCCTATGAGTCCAGATAAAGTTAAACTTATTATGGACGCATACAAAAACGATTACGTTTATAATTATATAATGGAACTTTATGAATTAATTAATTATCAAAAAGATATTATCAATAAACAGAGAGTTGAAATTATAGCACTAAAACATAAAGAAGCATGGCAAAGATATGATAAAAATAACCCTTCCGTAACACAAACGCTTGACAAACCCAAACGATCTGATACAATGGGTTGTTAACTATGTTTAAGATTAGTGAAATCAAGAGTTGGGCCAAAACTTGGGGATACTCTATAAAAAAAGAGAAGGATGACACAGTTAACGGAGCAAGTTATTATTGGATGAAGGATGATGATCCTTCTGTTTGTGGAGTTGCTCTTAGTGTTAGCAAAGTAGCAACCGCTATTTTTAATCACTTAACAAACGACAAATGGATTGACCATCAAAAACAATACCAAGAAACCAAAAAGGAAGAGAAACATTTCTCAGTAAGCGACTATGGAAGTTAAACTAATTAGTGTTACTCCAGATGCCGAAAAAACAATCGCATATTGTGCGAGAGTCAGCAACCCCAATAATCAAGATAATAGTAATATATCTAGACTATTAAAATATTGTATAGACCACAAACACTGGTCAATATTTGAAATGTCTCATCTTACTCTCCAAATTGATACAACAAGAGGTTTGGCGGCACAAATTTTACGTCACAGAAGTTTCAATTTTCAAGAATTTAGCCAGCGTTATGCCGATACTACATTATTGGCAGACGATATTCCTCTGTTTGAATTGCGTAGCCAAGATAATAAAAATAGACAAAATAGTATTGATAATGTTTCGGCTGAGATTAAATCTAAATGGACTATGCAAATTCGTGAACACTTTGCCAAGGCCAAAGTTTTATATGACGGTATGATAGCGGACGGTATTGCTAAAGAATGTGCCAGATTTATTCTACCACTGGCAACACCAACCAGACTTTATATGAGCGGAACTTTACGCTCATGGATTACATACATAGCACTCAGAGAAAAAAACGGAACACAAAAAGAACATATGGTTATTGCCAAAGAATGTAAAAAGATTTTTTGTGAACAATTTCCACTTATCTCTGAATCTCTTGGTGGATTTGAAAAAGATTGGAACATATAATGAAAACATTTAATATTACCGCACAAGTTTATGATAAACAGGATAAGTATAAACAAACTATTCTAATTAATGATGTTATTACAGCAAACTCCAAAGAGTCTGCTATTACTGAATTTTATGATTCTCTATTAACATATAATATATTAAAAATTTATAGTGTTGAAGAAATCTCTCAAGTCGCCTCTTGACTTTTGACGATAGTGTTGTATACTGGTGACAAGGAGATTCTATGAATAAGTTCGGCCTCTGCTGTATCAGTCTTAAACTAAAAGAGCAAGGTTTTGCTCACCAAACTATGACGTTTAAGCGTTTTAATAGTTTGCCAAGAGAAGAGGCTCTAAGTATTCTAGGAGATAGAATTCTTAATAATCTTCAAACCACTAATGAAACAATCAAATTTTGTGGAATTAATAATTATGTTTACAGAGTTAGTAGCGATATTTTTCCTCTCATTACTTATGACGAGGCTAATGTTTCATTAGAAGATTTGCCGAATCATGATCTTATTCAAGATGAGTTTGATAGTATTGAACAAACAATTAAGAATACTGGTGTTAGAGTTTCTGCCCATCCTAGTGAATTTAATGTGTTAGCATCAACTAATCAAAAAGCAGTTGACAAAACTATTACTGAACTTAATTTTTATAGTAGTTTTTTTGATCGTATTGGTCTCCCGTCAAATTATAATGCACCCATGAATATGCATGTGCATAATAAAAATGGTGAGTATAAGGAAATTGTAGATAGATTTAAGCGTAATTTTAATAGACTTGATGATAATTGTAAGGCCCGTCTTGTCATAGAAAATGATGATAAAATTAACTGCTGGAGTGTAAGAGAACTTATCACGCATTTTCATGCTCATACAAATATCCCAATTACCTTCGATTATCTGCACCATAAATGCCATCCAGATATGCTTGATGAAGAAACTGCTATCAAGGCTTGTCACGATACTTGGCATGGTCATAAACCACTATTTCATTACAGTGAAAGTCGAGAAGGTAATAATCCAAGGGCTCATTCTGATTATGCCTATAATAAGTTTGAGACTTATGGGTTAGAATTCGACGTTGATCTGGAACTAAAGGCAAAAGATTTGGCACTAGAAAAATATCAAGAAATAATGAGTGGGGTTGTAGAGGTATGAGTGGGTGGCTAATAGCCTTAACGGGTTTTCTATATGCTTATGTTAGTTTGGAACAATTTCTAAAGGGTAATATAGGATTGGGTATTGCCTATGCTGGATATTCATTTGCCAATGTGGGACTATATATGCTAGCGAATAAATGAGGTAAGCGATGGATGAATTTAAAAATAGACCAGAACCAAAAAAAATAAAGATGCCCTCTCTAGTTGACCGATCAGTTTTGTATGATACGCTATCGTTTGAAAGTGACACGCCACAAAACCCGAAAATATATAAAACATTTTGGCAAACTTATACAGAAGAATATGAAGATTATTCAAAAGACAATTCGCAAGGCTTATCAGAATTGGAATTCGACAAGACTAATTAGAGTATTTTATCTCTCTTCTTATAATTATCTTCTGCCCACAATGGTTGTAAATTAGTATAGTGAAAACACCGCTTTTGTTGTTCAGGATCGGTTAGATCAAAACTAGCACAGGGTAATATGTGGTCTATATGCCATCCTTTTTTACCATAATTATCCCAGTTCATGCCTTCTGTAAACTGTTTTTCTAAATGTTTTTTGAGTTCTTCCACAGAACATCCTAGCAACTCAATAGTATGTTTACTTTTACTACTACCACACATCGCCAATCTCATTCTATCTCTAATGTTTTTTCTAATACGAAACTGCATATCTTCTTTCATTTTATTTTTTAAATATTCATTTCTTTTATGTTTATTCTTATAACTATATTCTCTTTGTTGTTTATTTCTTTTTTCTTTATTTTTAGACAACCATTCTTTTTGTTTTTTTAAATTTTTCTCTCTATTTTGATAATATCTTTCAAGACAATTTTTATTACCACATTTTTTACAATATGATTTTATACCATATTTACTACGACAAGAACACTTGTGGAAAAATTCTGTTGTAGCGGGATATTCTATTTGACAGACAGTGCAGATTTTGGTAAAATTCATCGTAAAACCTAACAAAAAACGCCCAAACCACAATTAGTGCGAGTAATTGTAGAAAGAGCGTCTTCTGATTATTATAATGTAAATTGGATATCTCGCACATATCCATATTATATTACACCATATGGCAAATCTTAGCAAGATTATAAATACTACTATTAAAAAAGCATATCGACATTGGAAACCTTGTCATGCTATTAGAACTTATCATTATTGTGCTGCTTTTGATGGCACAAAAATGGTAGGGTTCGCCCAAAATAATCCTATTAAAACTCATGCTGGTGCTTATAGGATTGGTGAGAATTTTAATCTCCCCAAATATAAGGAGTTTCCTTTTTATCATAGCGAGAGTCATCTGGTAAGCAAATTGCTTGATTCATATAACGCTATTGATCCATCTTGGACTATTGTTGTCATGAGAATTAATAGATGTGGGCTTATCCTTGGAAGTAAACCGTGCGAAAATTGTGATAAACTCTTGAGCGCAGTAGGATTGAATGAGGTTTATTATAGTAACGATGATGGCAGTTTTTGTGACAGTATTGGAAATTTGATTACAGTAGATGGGTTGACAATGCCGATGATTATGGTATAATCCGCTAAACGGAGGTTGCCATGAACTGTATTTATTGCAAAAATTGTGTTGGTGTTGATCGGTATGAGTTTTTGGTAGAAACTGGCAGAAATATCATCTGTAAAGAATGTAGTGTTGAACAGAAGGCTGTGGGCTTTTGTGACTTTGAACATAAAACTGCTCCACAACTTGTTATGGTTCCTGCTAATGCTACAGAAACTATTCGTATCCTTAATAGAGCAAATCGTCGTGCGAGGTAAAACAATGAATAAAATGACTTGGCTTGATCTTTATAGTTTTCTCAATGAAAGAGCAAATAACATCAATGCTGTAGGTACGTTTGATTGGAACGCTCCAGTATTGGTGCATGACGCTAATACTGGTGATGAGTTTGCTTGTGATACATATTATGTGAGTGATGATCGCGGCAATGATCGCTTGGTTATGATTACTAATATTGAACAAATCTTTAAGGAGAATTCTTAATAATGGAATTGGAAATTGAAAGCCTTTTGTTTAAGCAGGTAGAAAAACCAAGGAGTCATCTTATGACTAAGATTATTAATCTGTGGAGCAACCGCTATCGCATTAATATCTATGTTGAAATCGAAGAAAACGATTTAATTAAACGAAAGATTAAGCAAAGTTACTTTTGTCAGTATAGTCCAGGTAAACTTACTATTATCCCCGAACCTGACTATAAGAGTCCAGAATTTAAGAAGAAACAAAGACTATGAATAGCGAACTACAAAATAAATTATACGAAAAATATCCACAACTTTTTGTTAACAAAGACAAGACTCCTATGCAAAGTACTATGTGTTTTGGTATAGAGTGCGGAGAAGGTTGGTATGATATTCTATCTTCTCTTTGCTGGATGATTAACCAGCATGAAGAAAATATTAAATGGAGAGAAAAATGGAAACAAAAACAGAATGTAGATATTCAACAAGATTTTGAGGTTAAAGTAGAAGGCGATGAGCAGGAGTATTTTCCTGTTAAGTTTGACCAAATCAAAGAAAAATACGGTGGTCTTAGAGTCTATTTTAGTGGTGGCGATGAATATATAGAAGGCTTAGTGAGTATGGTCGAAGCCATGAGTTATAAGATTTGTGACGTTTGTGGAAACAAAGGAGAACCCAATAAAGAGGGTTGGATTTCAACTCGTTGTGAGACTCACAGAAATTCTTAAAGACTATCGCTTGACAACTCCGATAACTGTGTTATACTTACCATGTAACGACAACTTCAAACTCAGGAGATTTTAAAATGGGTCTTGGCAAAGGTAAAAAGATTTAATGCTGTGAAGCAATAGTTTTACACCACTGAATAAACTCATCTTGTTGAGAATCCCATTTCATTTGTTGTACTTTTTTATGAACCCATTGAATATTATCTTTAGCATATGGTTTATTGCTATCTATTCTGTCTAAAGAGGCTGTACTTAATATTTTAGATTTTTTTTGATCATGAAAACCAATATCAACTCCACTAATACAACATTTGCCTTTTTGTTTTTTGTATTGATCATCTAAATCTTTAATCGTTAAATTAAAATCTATATTCCTATCAGTAGCATTTGTTTTACATTTATTATATACTGATTTTGGTATATCTCCAAAACTTTTACATAATGGATTTGCCGTACCCCTTCTGTTAACTAAACAACCACAAGATTTTATTTGTCTAAGTCTTATTCTAGAAGCGTGGACAATTTTTATATTTCCACATTCACATTTACAATGTAATTGATTTTTATCAATATGTTCAACACATAATTTTCCATATCTATCTCCTATTTTTATATCGTCTTTATAATTGAATGGTTTTTTATTTTTTTTATTTTTTCTGGTTCCTCCGGTTTTTCTTAATATGTTATGAATATGTAAATATTTACCAATAGTATTGGCTGGTATATTTATTTTTTGACTAATTTCATTAATAGATTTATCTTCTAAAATATATTGCTCATATAAAAAGTTTTTTGTAAGAATTTGTTCATATTTTTTTGTTTTGCAATTATTTGGTTCTTTTTTGATTTTAAATTTATTAATTAATCTTTGTATTTGTTTTTTAGTTAGACCTGTTTCTCTCGCTATATCTCTTATGCTTTTGTTGTTTTTAATATATTCATGATATAAAAATTTATAATTTAAATCTTGATATGTTTTCATAAAGTTCCCCTTTTCTTCAAGTTTCCGCTTGACAATGACGATGATAGGTGTATACTAGGAAGCAGTAAGTTTTCATTCACACTCTATACAGGAATACACCCAATTATGCCAAAAGGTTGTAAAAAATGTGATAATTGCGGATCCACGAATAACGGCCCTCGCTCTTATGTGTGCAAAGATTGTGGGGAGATGTTTGTATTTAAACTCAAAAGCAAAGAGGCTAAAAATACAAAAATTGTTAGGGGTGTTGATTGGAGAACTCTTCAAAAAGGCGATAGAATTAAAGTGAGTTCTGGCCCCTACTTCGTATCCAAGGGCGAGTTTATTCCGATGGGTTATCGTGGCCGTTTTGTGGTAGAGTCTCTTGATGCTAATGGTATTCTAGCATGGGGTTTGGATAAGCACCAGGGATTCTGCCACATTTATATGGCAGGAGATATTCAAAACAAGGAAACCGGAGTTTGGAAAACCAAACATAAGATGATGAAACTCAAATCAAAGGAAGTCGTAGAATGAGTTTTACACCAGAACAGAAACATCAGTTAAATAAACTATTAGACCATAGAGACGAGATAAGCAATAGTGTTTTTCATATAGAAAGAATACTAAAACATTATTTTCCAGAAGAATTTGAAGTCGCCTATCAACACTGGATTCCACAAATTACTACAGCGTTATATGGAGATAGTAGGTGGCTACCTAGAGGCGAAAGAAATATGCAACAAACTATTAGCCGTTTAATAGATAAATTTGCTGCTGATTCTGATAAGGGTGTATCTAAATATATCAAATGATCTTGGAGTATAAAAATGTCAAAAGTTTATGCTATTACTAATTTGGATGGATACTCAGTAGAAATGCGAAAAGCCGCCGCTGATGCTTTGTGCGACAACAACACAGATAATTTGGATGATTACATCAGTCTTGATCAAATGAAAGGCTTGGTGGAAGAACATTGTATTGGATACGATGATCAAAACCATCCTTTGCTTAATGAAGAAACCAGTGAAATGATTTTTGAAGAAGCAACTGTATGGATTAACAATGTGGGTCTTGCAAAGTTGGCTGGAAAAGATTTAATTGAGTGTGCTTTTGATGATGAGATTAATGATTTTATTTTCTGGTCAAAAAAGAAAGAGACAGAATCAAATGATCAATCAAATAGACATGAAGATATGGGAAATTAAAAATAAAATAGCAGATATTACAGAATATATTAGTTCTGATTTTTGTACTAATTGTGTACAGATGTATAAACAAAGAGAAGTCTTAGAAAAAGAACTCAAGGAATTAGAATCAACAAAAAACCAATCTTAACACTTTGATTCAAGTATTGACACTAATGTGTCGATCATGTATAATACAAATACGGGGGATGCGACCGCCGGTAGTGGTCACCTGTCTTATAAGCAGTTCAAGAGAAAGGTTCAACTCCTTTATCCCCTATTTATTTTTGAATTATAAAATATTTTCTAGAACTATTACCTTTATTTTTTGCTTTGTAAGTTGGTAGTTGACAATCACAATTTGGACAGACTATACGCAAATTTTCTAATTTATTATTATCAGACTTACCATCAATATGATCCACAATAAGAGTAATAGGTTTTCCATGCCAATTGTCTCCAGACTGTCCACAAATCATACAATTATTACCATATTTTCTAATTAGATATTTTCTAATTGTTGCATTATGGTAATATCCATTTCCAAATCCTTTTTGTTCTATTATTTGATCTTTTTTAAATCTTCTGTATTCTGTTGAACATTGTTTGGAACAACAAATTTGAGAATTATATTCGTCTTTAAATGATTTTTTACAATTTGGACATTCTATTGTTTTAGATTTATTTAACTTACGTTGTCTCTTTGGATGAGTACGATTAGTATATGTGGCACTGCAAGACAAACAACAAAATTTAGGATTATTAGTTTCTTTTAGGCAATTTGCACAATGATTCATAGTCGAACTCCAGTATAATGTTTTGATAAATTATATTACACCAATTTCGACTGATGACAAGGTTTTTTAAAAACCTATTGACAACCACTGACTGCCGTGTATAATACAGTTATGGGCGAGTAAAGGTTTCGACTACATAAATAAGATTATGTTAGCAAGTAGTGGTTGGTAGAAGGGCCACTATAAAAATCTACTAAACGCTTTAACTGGCGAAACACAGTTAGCACTTGCTGCCTGATAAAAAAGCGTAGCAACAGACTGCGATACCGAATGGGGGTAGGGATCAAAAGTCTGTCGTTAAATCCCTCTGCACTTACAATGTCCAACGGGTTGTAGGTTAAGAGCAGTTGGTAAGACGGGATTAGTCTTGTTTGTTCTGTAAGCCCGTTTAATTTATGAACAAAATAAACTTGTAGAAAATATAATTTGAAGTATGATAGGACGGGGATTCGATTTCCCCCTCGTCCACTTAAAGGGGTAACTTATGAGTTTCTGGAAAAAAATATTAGATAAATATAGAAACAAAAAAAAGAAAGATTCAAATGCCTTATTGGAAAATAAATATCTTCAACAACTTCAAAATAAACTAAAACTAAACAAATACAAAGATAAAAGTTAGACCTGTCAAGTCTCAACAGCAGATTACCGATACTTGACAATAGGATTGGCGTATGGTAGAATACGATAAACAACGGAGACTATTTGGATGACTCACGATTTTAATTATGTTTGGGGAATGGTTCGTGATCTTCGTGCT